ATCGGTGGCGATAATGATACGAGCAGCCGCTTCTATTTTTTTCTTAGCTGCCCATAAGAACTTGAATTTATTATCTTCTTCTGGACTTATCTGACCATCGACAACCTTCATGACTGCCCCGTTTGGTACAGACACAACGCTTTCATATCCTGTTTCCATAAATGCAAGAGCGTCCATCTCGCCCTCACAAATAATTAGATCATCGTTACGCTGAACACCTTGAAGGTTGAAGAAGGTTTGTGGTGCGCCATTGCATCGAAAGCCTTTGCCTTCAATCGATCTGACTTTGTATGCATACTCCTGACCCTCGTTGGTGTACGGGAACATGATGCACTCAGTCTCTTTTCCCAGCGCCTGTATCCAAGAGTTAGTGGATACGAGACCTGCCTTGTCTGCGGTCTCCTGACTAATGCCACGGCTCTCCAGCCACGACAATGCTGCCCCAGTGAGTGGGGTCTTCTCTACATTTTTTGCTACGGACATTGTCTCTACTCTGTTAATTTTTTCTACCCTCTCTTCCAACGGAACAATCCCTTGCTGATTGCAGTGCCAACACTGAAATAGTATCTTGTCTTGTTCAATTTTTAGAGAGAGCGTTTTATCTGTTTTATTTTTGCGGCTGTGACTACAGCTTGGGCATTTTATTTTATGTTGTCCTTGCCCTAATCTGTACGCCTCGCCACGAACTTGTTGTTCGATTTGCACGGCTATCTCCTACTCTGATTTGATCATCATAGGGTAAGGATATGCCATGCGTCAACGTACTAATTTTTTCCCAGCTAATATATAATATATATATATATACTCTACCGATATGTAATATCGTCTACCGAACGTCTACCGATACTTACATTTGTTTACAGGTTTTGTCTTTCACTAACACCGTATCGTAAGAAAGATAGAATGGAATTTTATTTACATCACAAGAACGAACGCGGATAATTGATCTAGGGTTTTCTTTATCCAAACCCCAGTAAATAAATTTCTGTTTTACCTGACGATCATTTTTGTAGATACGTTTCTGCATACAATCCAAAATTAAACTCTCATCAAGATCTGGTCTACGGCTTGCGTAATATATCATCATCTCAACTTGAACATCATCTTCCGTTGGCACATCAAGGACAGGGCATTGGCTTTCGAAGATAGCAACATACCCTCGTGCCTTAACAGATTTTATCAGAGCTGGTCTGCCCTTAATCAAAACCATCTTCCTTGAATTAGCCTTAGATGCTGGCTCCCCATAGACCGTAAAGGTCACGTCAAAACTTACCATATCTTCCCCCAAACATTTCCATTTGACTTTATATTCCTATTATGTTTTAACATTAATCCAGTGGAGAAAACAATGAAAATAACAAACAAGCACAACTTGCCTGATGCATTCCTTAACTTTGCGCGAGACGATAAGTACTCGAAAGGTAAGGCTGATATCAGTGTCACAACATTAATCGACTCACCACGGGTGCGGTTGATGAAAGATTTACATTCCAAAAAATTGGAGAAGGATGTGGTCGATATGATCTGGCCTTTGTTTGGCACGGCAGTCCATCACATTCTCGAAAGTGCAGATGACCCTGCCAATGTACAGGTAGAGGAAAGACTGTATGCTGAACTAGCAAGCTGGACTTTGTCTGGTGCGTTAGATCATCAAGAAGTTTTACCTGACGGCACTGTCCAGATCACGGACTACAAGGTTACGTCTGCTTGGTCTGTCATTCTTGGAAAGAAAGAATGGGAGCGGCAACAGAACTGTTACGCTTGGCTCGTAGAGAAATCACTAGGTGGTGCAAACAGAAACAAAAAGGTTAGTGGCCTACGGATATGTGCCATCCTCAGAGACTGGCAAAGACGCAAGGCTGAGTTCGATAAAGATTACCCTCAGTCACCAGTGGTAATTGTTGAGCTTCCCTTGTGGAGCGAAGAGGAACGTGAGGACTATGTGTTTGATCGTATCGATGCACATCAGCAAGCTCAGATGGATTATGATCTGTATGATAATTACCCAACGTGTACACCAGAAGATCAGTGGGCAAAGCCAGATGTCTGGGCGGTCAAGGAGAAGGGTAAGAAGAGAGCATTAAAACTTTATGATGATAAAGACGATGCTGATAAGCATATCGCAGACAGCGATAAGAAACTTGATCTAGAATTTCGTCAGGGAGAAAAGACCCGATGCGAAGGTAACTACTGCGGAGTGGCAGAATTTTGTGAACAATTTAATGGATGGAGAAAGTAATGTCCGTATGGGAAAAACTATCTAAGATCGATGTAAACGATCACACAGAAAAGAAGAATGGCCTGACATATCTGTCATGGGCATGGGCATGGGGAGTTCTAAAGAACGAGTACCCCGAAGCCACATTTGAAAAGCATGTGCAGCCTGATGGCATGCCGTACATCAAAGACGAAAACGGATATGCATTCGTGCAAGTCACCGTGACTGTCGAAGGAATTAGTGCAACTGAACTTTTTCCTGTTCTTGATTACAGGAACAAAGCGATACAAAACCCAGATGCGTTCTCGATTAACACAGCGTTTCAGCGTGGATTGGCTAAGGCAATCAGCTACCACGGGCTAGGTCACTACATATATGCAGGTGAGGATCTTCCTCAGAGCGACGGAGAGGCACCGCAGAGTGAGGTAAAGGAAAAACCTAAGCCTACCCCCGCGAAAGAAGAAAAGGTTACTGAGCCGCCTGTTCCAGCAGAGGATAAGACAATAGGTAAAATGGTAAACACTATTGCCTACAAGAAAGAAGATCGTGTGCCTCGAACATTCTCTGATTGGGATGCTTGGGCAGATGTGGCAGTGGCTTGGGTTAATGCAGCGCGTAGCGTTGACATGCTTACCAAGTTCTACAACGCCAACAAAGAAATGTTTCTGCTTGCTAAGGAGCAGAACTTATCAGCCTACGAGTCCGTAGGTGATGCAATTAAAACTAAAAGAACTGAGTTACAGAAGGAGAAAAAGTAATGGCTCAATACCCAGCATCAGGAATCCTGTTTAAGAATGACAGGAAACAAAATGAACGTCAGCCAGATTACACTGGCAATATTGAAATGGATAAGGAATTGGTGACTGACCTATGGAACCAACTACAAGAAGGGGTGGAACACCCAAAGGCAAACCTCGTCGGGTGGCGAAAGATGGCATCGAATGGCAACCCATTTCTGTCATTGCGAAGCGACTTGTTGAGAGATCGCAAAGAGAACGGCGGCTATCAAAGCCAGTCAAATAACAATCAAACACAGGGATCTGTATCTAATGATATGGATGATGAGATCCCATTTTAAATTTAATTTAGTGGAGAAAATAAATGAAAAAACCTAATGTAAAAATCGATCTTGTTTTAGTTACGCCTGAGAAATCAGAAGAACTTCTTAGGCTAAACACCAAGAACAGAAAAATAAATGACTTCAATGTGAATCAGTATGTTTCAGATATGATGTCTGATGACTTCCATTTTAACGGAAGCTCTATCTGCATATCTGATACAAATGTTCTAATTGATGGTCAGCAAAGACTAACCGCATGTATAAAATCACAAAAGCCTTTTTGGACAGTATTGATTCAAAACATGGATGAGTCTGCAATGGATACAATTGATAACGGTAGAAAGAGAACGTACTCAGACAGACTTAAAATTCGTGGGTACGAAAACTCTTCATCACTTGCGGCAACAGTTAATATGTTAGCTTTAATATCAGAAGGGATACCAAAACATCAGGGTTACACACCTGCTCAACTTGACAGAGTTCTTGATAAAAATTCATCTGTGTCAGAGAGCGCACAATATGCAAGGAACACATTTCATAAAGCTGACACCTTAATTGGTGCCATTCATTACATTGCTAAACAGACTGGATACGATGACGAGGCAGATGAATTTGTGAGGACTTGGGGAGATGGTCAAAAGAATTATGAAGATGACCCAATAGTTTACATAAAAAATCAACTGATTAAAGATCAGACCAGAATTAAGAAGATGACCACTGTGCATAGAATGAAACTTATTATGTTATCATGGACTAAGTTTTCTTCTTGTGAACCCCTAAGGAATGCAAGGCTTCCCAGTGACAGCTTCTCAATGGAAGGGTGGAACCCAATAAAAGCAGGGTTGAAATAAGCAAATGCTCATTCCGAAACATAAAAACATTCGGAGTGAGAAGTATCTGAATACTTTGCGAGGATCTCCTTGCTTAGTGTGCAGACGCGGTGCAGAGGCGCACCACCTACAACACGTTGGGGAGCGTGGGATAGGCATGAAGTCGGGAGATAACTTCGCTGTGCCTCTGTGCCGCACATGCCACACAGAACTACACAGTTTTGGTAGTGAAAGAACATGGTGGGATTTAACTGGAATTGATTCAGTGGAATGGGCGAAAAGAAATTGGAAAAGGTATAAGGGATGAATAACATAAGGGAAGCAGCGATGGGGTTTGAGGCTGTGAAGGTGTCGATGTCTCAGGACAGAAACGGTATCATACTACGCCTCAACGTACATCCTAATGACTGCCCGTCAGAACTACACACTGACTGGGTAGGCACACGCTACATGGTAGCTATGGTTCGTTTGAATGAAACGGATGAAATAGAAACACGGGAAGAACATCAGTACATTGAGAGGCTGATTGCATCGGCAGGTTTACTGTGCCGTAATCAACAGTTCGGTGAGTACCTACATGGCGTTGGGTTAATCGGTGACATCGACCCATTTAAAATTGAGAATGCAGCAGTAGAAGTCGTGCGAAAATACTGTGGCATCAAATCAAGATCAGAGTTCAGAGATAAACCTGATGCTCGTGATAAGTTCGAGAAATTAAGAGAGGACTTTAAGTCATGGAAGAAAAGCTAATTGATACGAACGGCCTCGCAGAGATGATGTCACTGCATATTAAAACCGTTCAGCAAATTATAAGACAGTCAGAGAATTTCCCAAAGGCAATTGTTTTCGGGAAGAACGCAAGACGCTGGAAGTATTCAGAGATATTAGAGTGGATAGATAAAAATCGTGCTAGTGAAACTGACCCCTAAAGAAATATCACATTGCAAGCAAGCAGCTACCTTTAGGTGGCAGCTTGCCAGAGCTTCTGGAGTTGTTAATCAAAGAAGAGATCAGGGTCGTGACGATAATGATCTTGATTTTCTTGGCATACAAGCTGAGATATGTGTCGCTAAAGTATTTGATATAGAGCATAATCCATTCCAACTTGGTGTGGATAGCGGCGAAGATATGTGGCTTGGAGATATATCAATAGATGTTAAGTCTACCTTCTATCCCAAGGGAAGACTATTATTTAAAAGTCTTGAGTCGTTCAAGGCAGACTGTTCAATCTTAGTTTGTAAGCAAGAAGAAAATACATTTAATGTTGCAGGTTACTGCTCTAAAAAAATGTTTGAAAAGCAAAGCACACTTATGGATTTGGGTCATGGCGTAGGGTCAGTTCTAGATCAAGACAAGTTATACCCACTTGAAAAGCTTTGGGCATACTACACAATCAAACGTCTTGAAAAGTTCAATTGAACTTATTGATAATCTTTCATCATCATATTGCCACGAGCTATTAGCATTTGCTTTCGCTCACTCAGTCTCTCAATAAGAAGATCACGTTGGCTGTCGGGTAAACGCTTGTTGTCTTTGACTTGGTTTATCTGACGACTGACTTTCCTGATTGCATTATCGATAGCCTTGATGCGAGGTAGCAGCGCAACCTCTTCTGCATACTTTGTTCTGGCTGTCTGTAATCTCTCACGATCTCCAGTCTTTATTGCATCACGAAGTTCGTTACCAACAACAAGTATCTTCTCACGCTTCTCTACAAAGCTGCCATAGTCTTCACGCTCACTAACGCTTCCTAGTGCTTTCCTTACGAACGGCACCTCACGAATGATCTCTTCAGTAAGACCCTCTTCATACACACGGAACGGAAGCTCTGCCGCCCTTTGCACGAAGCGACCTGCACCACCAGTGGCATACTCTAACCAGAAGTTCATGACATCTGGATTGAGATCAACGAAACCAGACATAGATGCTGTGCCACCCGTCATGTCATTCAACATATTGCTGACCCATATCGCAGATGGATTTGTGGTTGACCAATATTTTTGACTATTAGGAGTCATGTCTCCCGGGTAACCTTCTTTGTATATTGGTTTCTTTGAGAAGTCTTCGTTCTCTAGGACATCTACAAACGGATCAAGAACTGTGGGTGACACAAAGTTTACAAAGCTTTCCGTCCCACCCAATGGGTTGATTGTATCTACGATAGTGCCGACAATAGATGATGTCGCTTTCGCTGGTGACGTTCCGCCTCTCAGTGCTTGGCTTGTTGCGCGACCAATGTTGTGAGCCATGTTCAATCCGTATGGCATTGGTATGGCAATGTACCCACGATCAGAGAACGTATTAAATGGATCCATCAGTATAAGGTTATGCTCCAAGATATAGGGTGGTATCTTGTCGTATATCTTACGACCATCCTCATCTTCACCAGACACTAGTCCATTTATCTGATCCTGTAGTAGTCCTGCTGCTATCACACCTGCCCACATACGTTGAACTTTTTTAGACTTCAGTGCGGCATTTAAAAGTGCAAATGAACCTTGCAATGATGCGTTGTAGAATAGATAGAACGCATTCATGAACTGTTTGTACTCACCACCCTTAGCGAAGTTAACTGTTACGTTACGAGCGGCCTGAGCTGCACGATCACGAGAGAACCCACGATCAAGCATTGCTTTATAGGTTGCAACACGAATGCCATTCTCCACAATCGTGTTATAGTTCTCGATCATGTTAAATAGAGAGCCTGTTTTTTTGCCGATAAAACTATTCTTTACACTATTCCATTTACCTTGCAGACCTTGATCAGATATTTCACCAAGCAAACTGCGAACATTATCCATCTGATCTTGGACAGTATTCATCTGGTTGGTAGCGTTCTGACCACCAGCGTCAACGAAATCTTTGTAGTATTTAGACCATTCAGATGAGTCATCGCCATCTCTGATGGAACGCTTGATACCTTTCAATGCACTGGCAACATCTTTAATGATCTGTTTTGTTAAACCCTTCTCTTCATACTGACCAATGTTTACACCTGCTGTCTGCAAGTCACGAAGAAGGTTAGTGATAAAGAACTCAGGGTTATAGCTTGTGTTAATGTTAGACAGGTATCTGTTGATCTTACCCATGCCTCTAACAACTGGAGCTAACGCACCAGCACCGACTCCATCATCACCCTTCAGTGCTTTGGCTACGTTCTCGTCTTCTAATCGAACGTATACATCCTTACCGTTCTCTTTGACTGTGTAGATAAACGGATCAAGGTAAGCCATTGTGTCAGTCTTCAGCATAACCTTACGGCCTTGCACGACTTCCTTCTTGGGCAGTGCGTCTAGTATTGTAGCGTACCCCTTTGTCTTCTCAGGGTCTGCCCGTAGAAGTTCCAAGAATGATTGACCAACTTTATTACGCTCACCACGGGCAATAGAGTTCTGATTCTGAACCATAGTTGTTTCAAGAATACTCTCAGCGTAGTCATAACGACCTGTGATACGAGGGTCTTCCCGTCCTCTTGCGCCAAACGGTGCGCCTCTTGGTGGACGACTTGGATCTGTCACTTCATTCTCAGGATCTATCTTACCACGCAATGGAACATAGTCAGAGTAATCTGAACGCTGAACCACAGTGCCGTCTTCCAATTCTATCTCACCGAAGTCATCAGGGATAAGACCTGAGTCTCTGCGTACCTGATTAGTATCCTGTACGATTGCTCGAACAGAACGATCAAGCTTACCAAGAGAAATGCTATTCTGAGTATCTAATCCAGAGAACCAAGTCAGGATTGCATTGGCCTCTGCGTCAGTCATACCAGAGCCGCTGTCATTGTTTGGATTTATGGAACGAACATAAGCATTACGTTCCTTGGCATGCTTGGCATACAGGTAGGCATCAGCGACCACACTACGATTGCTTCTTGCAGTCTCAAGAGCCTGAGACACGAAGCCCTTTGCGCCTTTTGCGTTCGCATCAGACAACGCTTTGAGTTGATTCATCTGAGCTTCAGTAATATTAATCTCACTAACCGCATCGACTGCGTCTTTATAAATAGTTTCCTGTCTTGCAGTTACCTCATTACCAACGACACCATGATACAGCTCTTCCCTAAGATATGTATCCATAGCATCTGTGATGTTCAGACCTTCAGCCTTTAGCTCCTGTATCATACGACCAACGGGCAGCATGTTATCTTGGAACTTACGAAGGATGGTGTCGGCCTTAGCTTGCGCTCTGTCCTTTGGCATCACAACACCAAGACCCTTGGCTATGAAGTCAGAAGCACGAGCGTAGTTGATATCGATTTCTTTTTGCTGAACCTGACCAGCTAATGTGTTCATGCTGTATTGAACTGGAGCTAGGCTATAACGATTATTAGGAGTGCTGTAGGTAACGTCTGGCATTGGAACAGTATCGCCGTCCTCACCGATTAAAACGCTAGGACGCTGCTCTGGCGGAACATAATCAAAACTGCTGATATTGTTTTGTTGACCCCAACGTATTGCTGGGCCATCGCCGCCCTGACTTATTATCCTAACTGGCATTTCTGTGTAGCCAAGATTTTCTAACGCTCTCGCACGGTGACGGCCTTCATGACCGCTTACAGTTCCAGTTCCGTCTCCGTTGTTCCTAACGTATAGCATAGGAACGCTCTCAAACTTTTCACCAGATCTTAATAATTGTTCAATTGCACTTTCTTTTTCTACACTTCTTCCAGACAGAGCTGCTGATAGAAAGTTTTGTATTGGCATTGTGGAAAGTATTTCACGAGACCTGTCATTCTGATTAGCTGCTTGTCTTAATGCTGCATCATCAAAGAACGCTGCTGAATCCGTTGCTGCCGCAACACTATACCTTGTACGACCATCGACAATAGCACGATCTTTCTTGGCAAGATCAGGGAAGAATGTTTGGATGTCATAGACATATCCGCTGCCCATTTTGCGAGGCTTGAGTACAAGCTGCATTGACGGTGCGCTAAACGGTATGTTGTTCTTCCATTCAAGAACAAACCCACCACGACTTGGGTATCCGATTACATCAGTGCCGTCTTCGTATCCTTGGTTCTGCCAACGACGCAGAAGATCATACATTGCGTTCTCTGCTTTCTTATACTTAGAGAAACGCATAAGCTCACGTTCATGACCACGTTGTTTTATGTGGTACAGACCACGACCTGCCTCAGTTGTTCTGCGATCTTGCTCAAATACCGTATGCTCTCCAGCAGGTAGCACGACTGGTATTAGCTTGCCTCTGTCCATAATAGAACCAAAGACAGGAGTTGTAGATCCGTCTTTGTTTTTAACTGGTGCTGCAACTAATTCATTTGGATTTGCTGGTGCCACTGAGAACGATGTCTTGGAGGTCATAGGCTGACCTTCTAGTAGCTGCTCAATGGAAGAACGATCAGACGCTGGAAGGTTATCAACAATGGAAGCACCTTCGAACTCTTCTTCAATCGTTGGCTCTACGCTACCAGCGATACCCTCTTGCCATGTAAACGCTGGCATAAGACCTGTCTTCTGTTCCGCAAAGACTGTATCTTCTAGCTGCGCTGTTCTGTTTGTCTCACCGAATGGGCCATAGTTTAGCCAGCTATTCTGGCCTCGTGTTTCAGATGTGATTGCAGGGATTGCTGAACCAGTAAACAATCTGACGTGCGCCTGCCACGCATTCTCTTCGCCACGAGCGCGAAATCCTGCGCCCTCAAGACCATGACCAAACGCATCATGGACTGCACGGAACAAATCATTTGCAGTAACTGGACGCTCGACCCCGTTCTGATCTTTCCATCTAAGACCAGTGTCCTGTAACATAGGATTGTCATCTAACTCTCTTTGAGTAATTCCCTCAGTGCCGTAACCATCGTATGTTCCATAGACTGCCATACGTTTGTTGGCACGTAGATCTCTCATAGCATTCCAAGGATTTCCATCGTATGGGTCTGTGTTTGCATCAAAGAATGTGAACTCATACCCGTTGTCTATCAGTGCATCGTACTGCGCTTTGGTTTGTGCGATAAGATTTTGATAAGCCTCTTGCACCTCTGGGTCTTGAGGAGCATTCTCCATATCCTCGTATGCCTGAGCTATCCTACCTGCTCTGGTCTCATCAACGACAACAAATTCTGATTGTCTTCTTAAGTCTATACCATTTTCACGAGCGTATTGCTCTGCAACTAAGACTAGGTTTTCGTCTGGCCCTGCCGCCCCTTCGACCGTTGGCGCACCTTCAAGCGGCGCAAGCCTTCCTGTCTGATCCCGTCCTCTTCGACCTCCCTGCGGTTCGGATCGAACGCCTTCTGTTCTGAGGAACCCAAGACTGTAGCGTCTGTCGATGGGAGAGTTTCCCCGTCTAGAGGCGTCCTTGCCTTCTCCAACCCTCTCATCGCCCCTAAGAATTGATCCATTGGGTTTTGCATTTTGATACTCCCTAGCTAAATTATCTAAAGCTTCTCTGTCTACTTCTTTTCTTTCGAACCAAGGGATGTCAGCCCTTGCAGTAACCTTGAAGTTACCAGACTTAAATACTTTTGTCTTTGAGTTCTTGCGACCTGCGTCCTTGGCTAGTTCAGAAGTAAAGTCCTTGAACCTTACAGGTGACATGTAAACGACACCACCATCCGACAAAGGATACTCTACAACAGTGGCATTCTCACCACGTATATACGTCATGCCTGATGAGAACGTGTCTGTCTTACCTTCGGTTACAGATGTACCAATTGGTGATCCGTTTATAACCGCTTGCAACGTGCCGTGGTTTACGACTTGCTCACCTTCGATGACCCATGTTTCCCAGTGCCATCTACCAAGTGACGCATCTTGTGGTCTGCCAGCAAGCTCGTAAGCTTTCTGCACATTCTTACGCATGCCGTTCTCAAGTAGGCGTGTCATGAGATTGCCGACTGGCCCCTTTACAACTTTGTTTAATCCATCTTTGGCTTTACCATTAATGCCGTCATAAATATTAGCTCCACCGTAACGACCATCATCCCATAGGTGACGACCTTGTATGCGATCCATAACAAGAACATCATCCTTGCCACTAACAAGAAGAATAAAAGAGACAACCTTATTGTCTATTTGACCTGCTTCTGATGACATGAATGCTTCACGAATATTCGCTGCTGACACATTAGGATCAGACATACCCTCATGCATTACATCAAGAACTGTTCTTCCTGTATCTCCAACGTACTGAGACATGCCCTTTATGAGTTTGGCAGCAGCATTTACATTCATAGTAACCTGTTTGCCCGGAGATCCTTCTGGAATTACAGATGATACTGTAGTCATCCATCTATCAACGTCATCTTCCGTGAGAGGTTCCCGCGTAGCTTTCTCTAATAGAGGATATGCACTATCTATCACATCGATAAACGCACCCTCTTGCTGTACTGGGCCAGCACCACGAGACAAGATACCCCATACAAACAAGTCCAATGTCATACGTGGCGTTGCTTGTCCACTTTCATATATATCTCTAATCTGATCAACAAACTTGAAGCCTTCGTCTACACCCTTTCTTAACTCAGGTGTAAGCTTTGCTAGTTTGTCAGCCATAGCCTGTGGATTACGTGAGTATTCAATGGCTACAAGTGGTGGCGCAGGTATGAAGTCACCACCCAATCCTTCTTGCATTGCTTTCATCCAGCCATCTACTGACATAAGTGCATCTGGATTGTTCTGAATAATTTGTTCAATTGAACTATTATTTTCTGCTGCATTAGTAGGCGCATACTTTTGTGTAATGGAAACTATTGGTTCCGTTCCATTTCCTCTTATCAATAGTTCATGAGGTAGCTGATGACTCCTTGTACCCTCTGGTGCCACGGGCAATACAGGTGAGAACTGTTTGATAGAGTATGCTCTGGACTGAGCCTCGACTGTGTCAGTCGGGTCAGCAATGACACGCTCACGTCTACCAATGTTACCGCTCTTAACATTATCGAATATGTCTTCGACACTATTAAAGCCAGCGTCCTGATTGGCTCTGAAGATAGCATTGAAGAAGTTCTTGATACGCTCAAGCAATGTTCTTGGACGACCAGCAACCTTGATCTTGCCATCAGCATAATCACGAAAGACTTCAGCGATTGCCTCTTCTTCAATAGATGCATCGTTCAAGCCCATGCCTTGGTACATAGACTTGGCTCTATCAAGATAAGTATACTTACGTTCTACTGGCTTGCCGTTCTTGATGTGAACATACTTACGGTTGGCAGCAAACTTTGTAAGACTATTCCACTCAGCATCTGAGAATACACCAAGGTTCTTTAGGGCGTGGATAACCTCGTGGTTCATCACACTTTTCAGAATATCAAACTGTTCTTGTGCAGACTTGCTTGGATCTGCGGTCTCCATAGACAGAGCGATTATTCTATTGGCTGGTATATTGTGCTTTGTATTGGCCTCAGTAGCAGTGAATGCACCCTCTGCAAATCTTGGGCTGGCATCCTGTAACAGTTCAGGGGCTATTACCTTTTCAGCGGTAAGCTGCACATCTGGTAGCCCTAGCTTGTTAAGTCTCTGACGTAGAGCGTTGAACACTCTCTGTCTTTGATCGTTGAAAGCTGTTTTACGTGTAGTATTAACAGCTCTATTCGCAACCTTACGAGCCACACTACCCTGAGCTTTCTCTGGGGCGACTTGAACAGGAGAAGAAGGTGCCGCAAGCCTAGCCTCAGCAGCCTCTTTGAGGTAAGTCTTCTGCTCTATGTCTGCCTCTATCTCAGAGATCACACCCTGCTCTAGTCTTGGCAGGTTTACTTTCTTGGATTGACGCTTGAGCTGCGCTAGATTTTTCTTCTGTGCTTTTATCTCAGCATCATAGTTCACAACTGTCTGACGCAATGCATCTATCTGCCCTTCAGACTGTGGACTATCTACTTCAACCGCCATCTTCGCACGAGACACTACACCACTTGGTCTCTCTGTTGTAGGCAGCATTGTAGACTGAGGGCCACGAGCGATGCGATCCTCTGTCTCTGCTATTGCTTGCTCTGCCTGTCCGATCTGTGACTCTATTTCATCTGCTCTGAGATTAAGCTCACGAGCTTTACGTGGGTTATTCTCCACCTGATCTGCACGTCTAGACTCTTCCAATACACCGACACGCTCACGCTTCGATGTTTCAATTTGTTTGGTAAGATCAGATACTGTCTTACGATAGGATGCAATCTCATCTGATACTGATTCTACATCTGGCTCTACGGCGTATCCGTTGGCTGCTTTGTCTGAACGGCGAAGGTAACCACGATTAACCATCTCATCACGTATATCCAAGACCATAGAACGAGGAACTCTAGAAACTCCTGTTGCCCGCACAGCTTTCTGGATTGCTGGAAACGTGTACTTTTTCTGTGCCTTGATTTCTTGCACGGCGCGATCAAACTGATCCTGAGTAAAGGATTTGTTTTCTACTGGCTGGTAACGAGCAGTGCCGCTAGACACAGGCTTCTGTTTCGATGCCTCTCTTGTGGCTGCATTCTCTCCAACGATACGACGTAATTCATCAAGCGTTGCTGGAGCTGTCTCATCTGTTCCTTGAGCGCGGCGTGTACGTTGTATTAACTGCCTTTCATTCAGAGGTATTTGAGACATAGGCACAGGATTAAATGGTAGCGTAGCTTCACGAGCAGCCTGACCAAGGGTTATCATCTCTTCTTGAGGTGACAGTCTGTCAGTCTCTTGTGGCATCGGGGCTGGTAAGCTTGGAGTATATTTGCCAGTGGCAAGTTCTTTTATCCTATCAAGCCTTTGCTGTTCTGCCAGAGGATCAACTGTAATATCCTCGTCTTCTCTCTGCTCTGACTCCTTGATGCGGTTGATGTTCTCCTGAGTACGGGCAGCGTCTTCTACTGCGTCCTCACCTATCTGCTTAAACTTCTCTTCTTCGTCTATCTTCGCACCGATATCACCACCGATAATATTGGTTGCACCTCGAACTGTACCGCCTGTAAGACCTGCTGCTATAGCGACATCTTCATATACCTTCAATGCTTCTTCATCACCTATGGGAAGACCTGCTT